TTTGCTTATAATTAGTAACCGAAAAGGAAAATTCCATGGCACTTTTTACACCGTCCGAATCACCAGCGGTTGTTGTCAAAGAAGTAGATCTGACTGGCGGTGTGCCAAATGTCCAGTCAACTACAGGCGCAATCGTAGGTAATTTTAGATGGGGTCCTGCTGAACAGAGAACAAGAGTTTCCAACGAAGCTGAACTTGTTTCTAACTTTGCTTCACCAGACTCCGCTAACACAATAGATTTTCATTCTGCTTCTTATTACCTCAGATACTCAAACTCATTACAAGTTGTGAGAGAGGTAACATCAGCAGCTAAAAACGCAAGAGCAACAACTGGTCAGCTTGGTGCTGATTCAGATGGTGGTCTGAATGCAGAAATCGTCAAAAACAAATCTGATTTTGACGCTCAACTTTCTGCACTTGATTCAGATAGCCATACGTTCCTCGCCAGATATCCTGGTGAACTTGGCAATTCACTGAGGGTTTCTATTTGTCCTCCTGATACAACTGCATTTAGTGCATGGTCATATGCATCATCATTCGATCAAGTACCTTCAACAAGTACTTATGCTTCTGCTAGAAGTGCATCAAATGATGAAGTACATGTTGCAGTCATCGATAAAAATGGTAAGTTTTCTGGTACTGCTGGTACAGTACTTGAAACATATCCATTTGTTTCAGTAGCATCTGATGCTAAAAATACAGATGGTACTAATAACTACATTAAAAATGTTATCAATGAAAGATCAGAATACATCTACATGGTAGGTTTTGATTCTGATTATAATGCTGCTGGAGCCGGTACAGGTGTTGATAGCGGTGATAACTTTGATAACGGTGAAACTGCAGCTACTAACTATGATATGGCTGGAGGAGTGAATTCTGGTGCGTTAACTACTACAGAATTTTTAACAGGGTTTGATTTATTCGAAGATAAAGATCAGGTAGAAGTTGACTTCTTAATTGCACCTGGTATGACTTCTAGAAGCGATCATACTACTGTTGTAAACGATCTTATTTCTACAGCACAAAGCACACGTAAAGATTGCGTGGTTGTTGCTTCACCTGCTAGAAATGATGTTGTTGGTATTACATCTGCTGCAACCGCAGTAACTAATGTAACTACTACTGCTGACACATTTACTAACTCATCTTACCTTGTTATGGATGGTAACTATCTGAAAGTTTACGATAAGTATAACGATCAGTATATCAACATTCCTGCTGCTTCTTCTACTGCTGGTCTTATGGCTTCAACAGATTTGAATAGAGCAGCTTGGTTCTCACCTGCTGGTGCTAGAAGAGGTCAGTATCTTGGAATCACATCGCTTTCTTACACTCCTACAAAAGCACAGAGGGATACTCTGTACAAGAAGAGTGTTAACCCGATTGCAAATATTCCAGGTTCTGGTGTTATTCTTTTCGGAGATAAAACAAAGCTTGGCAGACCTTCAGCATTTGATCGTATCAATGTACGTAGATTATTCCTCGTACTTGAAAGAGCAATTGCAAGAGCAGCTGAACAAGTTCTCTTTGAATTCAACGATGAATTTACAAGAGCAGAATTTGTTAATATCGTTGAACCGGTATTGAGAGAGATCAAAGGAAGACGTGGTATTACTGACTTCCGTGTTGTGGCTGATGAAACCAACAACACACCAGAAGTTATTGATAGAAACGAATTTGTCGCAAGCATCTTCATCAAGCCGGCTCGGTCAATCAACTATGTCACTCTTAACTTTGTGGCAGTTAGAACTGGTGTCGACTTCGAAGAAGTTGTTGGCACAGTTTAATAGCGCTAAGGAGATAAGAAAATGGCAGTATTAGGAGTTGATGACTTTAAGTCCAAACTGAGAGGTGGTGGCGCTAGACCGAATTTATTCAAAGCGACCATTAACTTCCCTGGATATGCAAATGGCGATGCTGAACTAACATCGTTCCTTTGTGAAACAGCACAATTACCTGGATCTACGATGGGAACAATTATTGTTCCTTTCCGTGGTCGTCAGTTAAAAATGGCTGGAGATAGAACATTCGCAGAATGGACCGTCTCAATTATTAATGATACGGATTTTGCAATTCGTAACTCAATGGAACGTTGGATGAATGGTATGAATGCTAACTCAGCAAATACCGGACTGACAGCACCAGTTGCATATGAAGCTGATCTGAAGATTGAACAACTTGATAGAGATGGTTCTTCATTGAAAGAATATATTCTTCGTGGTTCATTCCCAACAGATATTTCACCTATCGATCTGAACTATGGATCTAACGATGAAATTGAAAGATTTCAGATTACATTCCAGTATCAGTATTTTGATAG